TGAACGTCGTGGATCCGTTGCTGCCATCCATGTGCAGCAGCAGGGACACAGAGGAGAAGTAGGGATCGCCACCTGTGCCGCTCACCGACCCACCACTAACGGCCCCACCCGACAACGACGCCAGCGCCGTGAACGCCCCACCGGCCAGGTTGATGCCTTCGGAAACGACGCCTTCCAGCCGCACGGTCACGTCGTAGCGGGTCTGATCATCAGCGCCGTAGTCCTCGACCTGGGGCGGCTCCATGTAGCGCCAGATCCCCGTGGGGTTGTAACCGCTGGAGCTGCTGACGCCTGACCACACATCCGCCGGCAGATCAAACGCCTTGAACCCACCCGACTGCGCCGCATAGTGCGTGGCGATGCCGAGCATCTCTGTCTCGGTCAGTCCCTGGAAGAGCAGCCGCAGTTCGGTGTGCAGCTGCACGTTGGAGAGCATCACCGTGCGCTGCTGGGCACCAGGGGAGCGGCTGAAAGAGTTAGGGAACTGCCCTGGCGTCCAGGTGCGTGCGTAGGGCTTGAGGGTGGGGAAGGTGGTCATGGGTTAGTAGGGCCAGCTCAGGCCATTTGTGGTGGCGTTTCGGGAGCTTCCATCGGTGTAGATGATTGCGGCAAGCTGAAAACCTGAATTGTATTCACCCCCACCGCTGCCATAATTGTAAGCCAAGCCCTGGTAATACGCTTTAACATTATCATAATGCTGCGCATCGTTTGGGTTATTGTTAAAATACGCAGTTACAAAAACGAGTGTTTCATAGAATGTATAAGTTCCCCTATCTTGCCAAACCGTTGTGTAGCCTTGAATGCGGTCTATTGCTTTAGGCGTTGTGCCAACCGTTACAGACCCCTTGTAGATGTTTTTGTTGTCGCAAGATTCGACATAAAATATGGTCCCGTAATGGCCTGCAGGTCCTTTTGCATACGCTGCCAACAAAATAGCCAATGCGTTCGGACCTTCGCTTAAGGTTGTTTTTACGCTTGCAGCATATGACGGGAGCAATGGATCGCCGCCAGCGCTCTTGGGGTCGTTGCTGACAACAAGAATTATGCTTGCTGGTTGGCCATTTGGGCAAGTAAATATGCCTGTGATGCTTGGTGTTCCGTTAGATGTTTCGCCGTAAGTGGCCGTAGGTCCGGCAACTACGCTTGCATCCCTTAACGGATCCGCAGGGTTCGTCGTTGGATCTGGCAGCTGCGTGGCCTCGCCGCCACCGCCGCCACCGCTGGGCTGTGACACCGCGCCAGTGCCAATCGAGCTGTTGCCGCTGGAGCTGGTGCTGGTCGGCACGCTGGTGTCGGTGCTGCTATTGAGGTCGCAGCTGGCGCCGGTCAGGTTGCTGGGCAGCACCAGGCCGGTTGGGGTCACGTTGGCCACATCAAGAGCCACCAGGCTGCAATAGTTGTTGTTGACCGGGAAGTGCGTGCATTCGTAGGTGACGACACCCTGCATGTTCTTGGTGATGCGCTCGATCTGGTAGTAGTAGTCATGCACTGATGGAAAAAACTGCGATGGCGTGCGCGTCACGCGAACTCGGATCACATCACCAGGGTTCAGCAAGGCGTTGTGTGAATCCGGCTGCGCCGTGAACTTGCATGTATGGGTGACGTAGTACCGGCGCGCCAGGATGTAGGCACCAACCTTGACGGCATGGGTTTCGCTGGTGCAGAACTGGCTGAGGTCGTGCGTTTCCTTAGGCCCGCTGGTGCCGCTGTAGGACACCTCAGCGGTGCGGATGATGCCGCAGTCGTTCTCCTGCTGCTGGCGCCAGATCACCTGGCAGGTGAACGGCAGGCGATCCGCCAACGAGACGTAGCTGACCTGGAAACTCTGCGGAGTGATCAACGTCTCATCGAAGACGTAGACCGGCGCGATCGCCGTGGTCTTGATCGTCCCGTCGGTGTTGATCGGCAGCAGTGGCCGCAGGCCGCGCTTGCCCTGGATGCTGCTTTCGCTCAGCAGGAAGTACCGCGCCCATTGCGTGATGAAGTCCGACAGGTTGCCGCTGGCGCTGATGACGCCATTACAGCTCAGGCCATTGACGCGCACGAAGGTGTCGGCGGTCGTCAGCGTGGTGGAATCGATCAACGCATCCGGCACCCGGCTGGTCTGCTGCATCAGCCACCGCACCAGATCGGGGAAGCTGTCCGATGCGGCCGTGGTGCTGTCCTGCAGCCGCAACACCTGGATGCCGCCGCGGATGAAGATGTTGATCTTCTTCTTCCAGAACGTCGAACCACTCGGCACCGTGTTCTGAAACGACAGGGTGGTGACGCCTGGATAGAACCCGACGCTGCCGCATTCGGTCGTGGCGGCCGATGCGGTGTTCGATGGCACGCTCTGGTAGGCCAGCACGTTGCCGGGCGTCCAGGTGCCAGCCCGGGCTCCATAGGCCTGGGTGAACGTGCCAACCCTGCAGACGCTCTGGAACACATCACGGACCTGCACGCCGTTGAGCTGGCCCTGGCTTAGCGGCAGCAGGTAGAACGCCGTGATGGCACCGCCTGAGACATCCTGAAAGCGGCATTCGCTGGCCTTGGGCGAGAGCATCACGCCGCCGGTGCCGTTGCTCTTGCGCACGCCGAACACCACCGGCACCGGCTCACCCATGACGATCGATGCCTGATCGCCATCCATGGCGCCAACGCCAGCGGCGCCGGTGTTGCTGGCTGGGGTGTTGACCTGGCCGCTGCTCAACGCCAGCAGCGCCAGGGGATCATCAGCGCTGAGCCAGGTCATAGCTTGCACCCCATGCCCATGATCTGCGTTGTGAACCTCAGCGGTGGGATCTGCACCCCAACCGGCGAGAGCGCCGAGCCGAGCTGCAACGCCATGGTGGTGATCGAGGCGGTGCCGCCCACCACCTGCCCGGTGAAGCTGGCCACCAGGGTCTGCGAGGTCTGCGGCGTTGTGTTCCCGGCGGTCGGGTCGAACATGTAGAGCGACAGATCCACCAGCTGGCCGCCGCTGATCGCCGCGGTGAATGCCGACACCACCTCGCTGTTGGCCGGCGCGGTCAGGGTGATCGAGGCCTCTTCACCGCTGACACCGGCGCTGAAGCCGTCTGCCTCAAACGGCATCCAGGTCCATTGCTGGCTGGCCCATGTCACCGTGGTGCCGCCGTAGTAGCTCTGCCAGCGGCGGTAGGTGGTGCCGCCGGCGTCATAGAACCGCAGGTATTGGGACTGAGCTCTGGCCATCTCACCTCATCCCCAGGGCCAGCCGTGCGGCTGGGGTCCGCAGCCGACCGATCACGCCCTCGGCCACCTGCTGCGCCGTGCGTTGCAGATCCTCAACGGTGACGTACTGCCTGCCATCGAGCTGCATCACCGGCCCGGTCTGAATTGTGATCTGCGGTGCACCGCCGCCGCCCTGGAGCACGGCAGCCCCGCGAGCGCCGGCCATGTAGCTAGCCGAAACATTGGCCATCTGATCGGCTGGGATGACGTATTCCGGCTGCCCGCCTTCCCCAATCAGGCCCAGGGTGGGGCCGGTGACGTAGCCACCGGTGGCGAATCTCGGAACCGACAAAGTGGGAACCAGTGGGATGTCAGGCCCGGGCAATTTATTAAAGGCATCAATCAACCGATCAACGTTGGCAATAATGCCGTTGATTGTATTTACAATTGCGCCTAAAAATCCGTTAATGACATTGCGGACTGCATTGATTGCGCCATTCCAAAGCCTTGGGAAGAACTCAGCAATTGCGGTCATTGCATTGCGAAGCATGTCCATCAATCCGTTCCAAGCCTTGCCAATTGGTTGAATTACAAAGCCATTGAAGAACTTGATAAATCCGGTCCAAACACCTTGCAACCACGTCAAGGCATTTGTTGCCGGCTCACGCAATACAACATTCCACAGGTTGATCCACGGCTGCACCCAGATTTGCCAAGCAATGGCATAAAGCACCTGAAATGCGGTCTTGGCAATGTCGGTCACAAAATTAAAAGCTGCCCCCACGCGCTCTCCAAGCCATCCCAGGAACTGCATGATTGGTTCCTTGAACAGCACCACCATTGCCACAACGGCCGCGACAGCCAACACCGTCCAACCGACTGGGCCCGAAAAGAAGGCCACAAGGCCTGGGATCAAAGTGCCGCCAATCCAGGCCAGCAAGCCCGTTAGCGCCGTTGCAATGCCTGTGACGGTAGGGCCAACAATTCCAAGCCAGCCGCCAATCGTGGTACCAAGTTGCAGCCCAGAAAGTACTGCGCCCACTTTTGCAAGGGTTTCAAATAAAGTAACGATCGGTCCGGCGGTAATCAGAAAAGTGGCCAAAAGTCCAATTATTGCTTGGATGGGCCCTGGTAGTCTTTGAAACCCTTCAACCATTTTGGTCAACAAAATAGTAGAAGACTCAAGAAAAGGAAGCAGGGCAACGGCAATTTTGCCGCCAAGAACGCCGACTCTTTGTTGAAGAGTGATCAATTCAAGCGAAGACCTGTGAGCTTGTTCTGCAAATGATCCAGACATTGCCTTAAAGTTTCCAAGGCCTTGGGACACTGTTTCAAAAAATGCGTTCAATTTCGGACCTTCGCCACGAAATAATTGCATTTCAATGGCGTTCCTTTTTGTGATATCTTTCATGTTTGCCAGTTTGATCGCAAGTTCTTGAATGAAAACCTGCGGTTCTTTCAATGCGCCGCCAGCTGTTTTGACTGACAGTCCAAGTTCTTTGAAAATCTTGCCGGCAGAACTTGCGCTTAATCCAAGCTCGTCGAACTCTTGCTGCATTTGATCTTTGGGCTCTCCTTTCAATGCTTCTGTTTTTTCTGCCGCAAGTTTGTGTATGCTATCAATTGCCATGTCTCTTGAGTTTTCAATCTGTTTTTTTTGAGTTTCAATTGAATCTTTGATGCTCTTTTCTTCGGCTGCTTTTCGGTCTTCAATTGCGTCCTGCTGCTGCTGCTGCTGATCACGAAACGCCAGGCGGCGCGCTTTGCTTTCGGTTGCGGCCTGATCTCGTACCGCATCTTCCTTGTCTCGTTGCTCGATTTTCAATGAATCAAGCAATTGCTGACGCCTTTCATCTTGCAAAGAATTGTCTTTTTCGACAGCATGTTTTTTGATTTCATATTCCTGGCTAATTCCATCTAGTATATTTTGCATTTGTTTTTCTTGTCGCTTGTTTTCCACTTCTTCTGCGGCATCAAATTTGTCACTTAACAATTGCTCTTCTCGCCTGTAGCGCCTGCCAAGCAACACAAGACGGCGATCGGTTTCGCGGTTGATTGCCGCAATTCTGGCGTCTGCTTGCTCTCTGACAATATCGGTTTGTTGTTTTTCGCCATCAGAAACAGCTTGAATGGCTCGTTTCAATTCTTCTTGCTTGCGCCTTGCTTCGTCTCCAGAACCAGCGGCAGCAACCATGATCTTGCTTAGGCGGTTCATTGCGCTTGTAACTGTGTCAATGTCAGTGCCGCTGACCTTGGCAGCCTTACTGAAACGGCTTAATGTTTCAACCGAAACGCCTGTTTGCTTAGACAACATGTACATATGATCGCCAGCGTCAAGACTTGTTTTAGCAAGTCCCAGCAACCCTGCACCCGTCAACAGCGGCACCAGGTTTTTCATTCCCGAAAACAACCCGTCAGTGCTTTCTGCAAGTTTCTTAAATCCTTCCCTAGTTGTGTCCGCAGTTTTACCTAGCGTTTGCATTCCAGTTGTCAATCCTTCAACGGCGGCGGTCCCAATAACCTGCGCGCTAATCTTCAGGAGTGATTCCATTGTGGTAGCCATCAGCTGTCTCCCGCTTGGCTGTTGATTAGGTCCCTGGCGTGAAGCTCCATGATCTGCAATTCCTCAAGCGCTTTGGCGGGGTTGCTGATCTGATACAGGCTAGCCAGTTGCATCACCACTCCATAGTCCAGGCCGATCACGCCATTGCTGCCCGCTCGCCATTGCGTCATGCAACGCACAAACAGCTCCACCGCATCAGCGTGCTCTGGCCACAGTGCATAGTTTTGCGATTCGTAGTAGCTCTCATCAAGAGTGATCCCTAACGCATCAGCCTGTGCTGGTAGTTGCGCCGCGTCACGCTTGTTGCCGTGCATCAAGTGATCAACGGCGCCGGTTAGTTTTTTGACTTGGCCTTCTCGATGCTTTCGATGTAAGTGCTGACAAGTGCGTCGGCAACAGTTGGCACCTCTAAGAGTTGAGCCTTTGCCGTTTCCGTGAATGGCACCTGGGTGGTGTTGTCCGGTTCAAGGATCCCGTTCCACCCAACCAGGATCTCGTTTGCAATGTCCCTGGTCGGGATGCGATCAATCGGCTCATCGTTTTTTACGGTGTGCCGCAACCGTTGAAAATCAATGGCCAGTTCTTCCAATCGCGACTGAGGTAGCCGCTTGAAAACCGCCTCAAATTGATGTGTCCGGTAGCGGCCATCATCAATTTGCTCACGAATTGTGATCGGCCACCGGAAGGTTGGTGACTGCTCAAGAACAAATCCCATGTCAGGTCAGAGCAATGGACCATTCGTTGTTGCCGGCGCTGGTCGGAAGCGGCCGGAACGGCAGGGTGATCATCGTGATCGCGTCCTGCTCCTGGATTGTTGGGGTGTCGAATGCACAGGTGCTGGCCGTGAAGGTGATGATGTTGCCGGCCGTCTGGCCGTGCTGCCAGCTGATTGTGCCGGTCGTCTGCGCCGCCACAATTGCAAGGAAGTCCTTGGTGGCAAAGTTCGGCATCTCGATTGTCAGCGAGCCCTTGGGCTGGCGGCCAGTCACAAACACTTCCTTCGTGCAGCCGGCCAGCTGACGGTAGTTGGTTTGCACCCCCAGGCTGAAGCTGAAGTCGCTC